CCGGCCCGGCAGCGGCTGAAACCGTGCTCGGTAGCGATGTCTTTCAGGGTGCGGCCCTGGAAGTACGAGGCTTGGATGATCCGGAATTCCGTGGGGGTGAGGGTGGCCAGCGCGGATTGGATGGCCTCTTGGTTGGCGCGCAGGGCGAGGGCTTCGTCCGGGTCGCTTTCGTTGCTCTCGCTTGGAGACGGGATCATGTCGATGATCGCGGTGCCGCCCTCGGTGCTGATGGCGTCGAGGGAGGCGCAGGCAGTCAGGGTGTGGGTTTGGAGGACCTGGGCGATGCGCTCGGGGCTGGTTTCGGTGTGTTCGGCGATTTGCAGAACCGTTGGGGCTGTGCCGTAGAGGCTGGTGTGCTCGGTGGTGAAGCGCTGGATGCGGGCGAGCAGCTCGTGGGTGTTGATTGGCAGGCGGATCGAGCGGGCGTGGGTGTGTAGTGCTCGGGTGATGGCTTGGCGGATCCACCAGTAGGCATAGGTGGAGACGGCGTAGCCGCGGGTCGGGTCGTAGAGCTCGAGGCCGCGGATCAGCCCGAGGTTGCCCTCTTGGATCAGGTCGGCCAGGTCCAGGCCGCGGTTTTGGTAGCGCTTGGCGATGGAGACGACCAGGCGGAGGTTGGTGCGGATCATCACCTCCATGGAGCGGGAGCCGGCGCGGCGGATACGCTCGGGCGCTGCGTCGCGGCCGCCCTCGTGGTGGATCCAGGCGTAGATGCGCTGACAGTGCCGCAGCTGCGCCTCCTTGGAGAGGACGGGGTGCCGACCGATTTCGGTCAGATAGCTGTGGACTTCTGATTGAGACATGCGGGCATTGTCAACCAGATTTGGATGGGTGAGGGTAAATAGAAGTTGAAGGATCAACGAGATGCGCCGTGGCTGGGATGTGCTGCTGAGCGGGGAGCGCAGTTCCAGCGGGCGTATGCAGTTGGATGATGGGCTCGAGGTTCGCGGGCGGGTGCGGCAGCCAGTCGGTCTCGGGGTTCAGGTTGTCTGTGAGGTGGTCGGCGAGGGACCACTGGGCGCGGAGGATGTCTTCGAAACAGCGTTCGAGGAGCGGCGAGCAGCCTGAGTAGGAGAAGGCGCCGTCGGGGCCGTCGTGCAGTTCCCAGCGGTAGTAGCCGTCCTCGGTGGAGCGGATGGTGATGAGGAGAGGCGAGTAGGGGCTCATGCGAGATCGCGCAGCTTGTAGTAACCCTTGGTAGAGCCTCGAACGATCGGGCAAGCCGCGGGATCCCACGTAGCAAGGGCGTTGTGGACTTGCCGAGCCCAACGAGGATCGGCGTCGCCCATTCTTCGTGGTGCGCGAACTTTAAGGTATTCAATAATATGAACTAGCCTGAACTCCCTTTGAGAGAAGAGTGCGTCAGCTCTTATGGCATCGAGATGCTTGAGTATTAGCTCCCTTATTTCCTGGGTGGAATGGAAAGAGTCGTCCTTCGCGGCTGTGCAGTCATGTGTTTGAGGATCCTGGACTTCGCTTAAGTAACTGCGGATGACAGCGCGCATTCGCTTCTCGCTTTTGGGCTTATATAGCGTGTTCAATGCTATGAATTCTATTGTTTCTCTTTGCTGTTCTTTGCTCGGAAGGGTCTCCTGAATTATTTCCCTTGTCTGTTCTGCGGCTTTTTTCTGAATAAACTCTACCACATGTTCAATTAAGTCCGCGACAAGCTCTTTGACCTCGGGTTGGACTTTGTCGTACTTGCTTTGCGCGTTGATGTAATTAAAGACTGTCATGGTCTCAAGGTGCAAGGCGGGCTTTGTGGAGACGCGAAGTGGCGTACCAGCTGGCGATCTCGGGGGCCCAACTTTCGAGGTGGGGCCACAGGAGGTCACATAGTTGTTGGATCTCGAGTTGCGCGTCGCGTTTGGCACGCAGATCCATGAAGTGGAGTAGGGAGCGGAGGTTGAAGGAGACGACGAAGTCCTGGCGGATCGCGTAGGGGATGATGTCCCGGGCGTGTTCTTCGCTGAAGCCGGACTCGAGGGCGAGCTTGAAGCGGCCGGCGGAGTCGATGCAGATGATCCGGTGGACGATGCGGGCGTCCTCGGTGTATTCGTACTGCTTGCCTTGGCGGTCGCGGTAGGTGCCGACGGGGCGGAGGTAGAAGACTTCTTCGGCGTCGCGGGCGCCAGTGCAGACGTCCAGGATGCGCTTGCCGGTGTAGCGGCCGGATTGGACGTCGAAGCTGACGCCGACACGGTGGGTGCGGGCTTGTTGCATCACCGAGTGGGGGAAGCCCCCGACGTTGAAAGTGATGGCTGGGTGCTCCAGGGGGCCGTAGTGACCGCGCTCGCCGGCGAGGAGGTGCTTGATGATTAGGCGGCCGGCCTCGGGTTCGCTGGGGGGTTCTTCGTCGAAGACGAATCGGTCGCTGTAGTCCTGGTGCATTGCCCACCAGCACAGGGTCTGGGGGTGTTCGGTGCGGGCGAGGACTTCGACGCGGAAGTGGGGGTCGATGGACACGGGACTAGCGGGCCGTGATCGGCTTGGAGGAGCAGTGGAGCTGCGGGACGCGCCAGGCTTTGCCGTCGGAATCCAGGACGTAGAGGTGGGGGAAGCCCACCCAGAGTTCGCCGCCGGTGACGATGAAGCTGGCGTCGGGGAATTGGCCGTTCACGTACACCGGATCGCCGATGCGGAAACGCCACGGGAAGGAGCGCTGGCTCTCAGCGGGACTGGGGGCGAGGCGAGCGTTGGGGGGAGGAAGTGGGGGCATCGTTATGCGGCGGTGGGGGTGTAGGTGGTCAGGGACTGGATGCGGTCGTAGAGGTTGAGCAACGTGCCGTCGTTGAGGATCCGGCGGTCGAACAGCGGGTAGTTGTCGAGGGAGCCCTCGGAGGAGTGCGAGGTGCCGCGCTCGGTGCCGGGGCGGGTGACGCACCAGATTTCGCCACCAAGGCGGCGGATTAAGGCGGCTTCGTTGGGGAAGCGGATGTCGTCGCAGACGACGTTGAAGCCGTTGTTGAGTTGGCGGGTGGCGGCGTGCTCCCAGCACATCAGCCAGACATCGGGGTGGATGCAGTCGCGGCCCCACTCCGTGCCGAGGGTTTGGAGGATGTGGCGGAGGTTGGTCTTGATGCCGGGGATGGTGTCGCCTTTGCCGTACTCGAGGAGGTTCTCGATGGTGTCGAGATCGTGCCCCAGTTCCATCAGCAGGATCGTGGCCATCCGTTTGATGGGCTGGGCGAAGGAGACGGTCTCGTAGCCAGCGTCGATCAGGTAGCGGGCGATGGTGGTTTTGCCGGAGCGGGGGGCCGGGCTGTAGAGACCAATCAGACGAGGTGGGTGCGTCACGGTTGGGTGGCGTTGTCGACGAAAGAGGGGTCGAGGATGCCCAGAAGGGCGAGGTGCATTGCGCAGCCGGCGCGGCGGTAGATCTCGGGAGGGCTGCCGCTCTTGGGGTCGCCGAGGATCGTCCAGAGCAGGGAGGTGTACTGGCTGACGATCAGATCTGCGTTGTGCTCTTGGGCGAAGAGGGCGACGAGGGCGAGCAGGCTGTGGTTGGCGATCAACGAGGGGTCGATGCCGAGCTCGGTGAGTTCGTCGGAGAGGGCGCGGAGCTCGGGGCTCTCGCCGTCGCGGTCGGGGCCCAGGAGCGTGCCGAAGGAGATACGGCGTTGGGCGGCAATTTGACCAACAAGGGAGCCAGCGATGGCGGAGGTGAGATAGTCCTCAACCTTGGTGGGGGCGTCCGTCATCCCTTGCGCCTCCGATTGCGGGCGAAGGTGAAGCGCTTCAGCCGCGCCAGGAAGTGCTTGTACAGCTGCTCGAGGGCGCGGGCGTCGAGGGTCTCGATCTGCGGAGTGGAGTCCGCGATGGCGATGACGATCTTGGCCTGGGTGATGTGCAGACCCAGGTGCCCGTAGACGTAGTTCGCTGCGGCTGCGTAGGCCGCGCACTGCAGCGAGTACTCGTAGATCTTGTCCGGCTTGCGCGGGGTGTCAGCGGTCTTCCAGTCGAGGAGGGTGGGTTGAAGCCCGTCCTCGGCTAGGTAGGCGACACAGTCGAGCGTGCCGGCGAAGCCGTCGGGGTGCCAGATCGCGCCTTCGAGGAGTAGGGGCTTCTCGACGGTGGTGAGGAACGCCTTGGTGCTCTTCCAGTACGGGGTCTGGAGGAAGTCGAAGCCGGGCTCGGTGCCGTCGGTGAGGTACTGCTCGATTGCCAGGTGATGGTTGTTTCCCCGGAAGCAAGCCAGGGAACTGATGAAGTCGGCGCGCTCGTGGCCGACGGATTCGCGCCAGGCTTCGAGGCCGGAGTTGTCACGCGAGCCGGAGAGGACTGTGGTGACAGAGGGGCAGGAGCCGACGGGCGTGGCGTAGAGACGCTCATCGCCCTCGTGAGTGCGGACGGGCTCGTAGCGGGGGAGAGCCCGGAGACGTTCAGTCAGTGATGGCGTAGTCAATGCCGGGCTGGGGGAGCAGGAGGTCGTTGGGTTCACAACCGAACAGCTCCAGCAACGCGGTGAAGACCTCGGGGTCGAGGTAACGACTACGGCCGAATCGGATGCGGTTGAGGGTGTTGAGAGTGACGCCCAGTTCCGTCGCTAACCGAGGTGTCGACCAACCGCGCTTGAACGCACAGTGCTCGACATTCCGTGCATAGACGTGCAGAAGAGGCGGCTGATTGGAGGACATGGGCGAAAAGCTTTGATCAACAGTAACGAAGGGGGCGGGTTGAGGCCCACCCCGTTCATGAACTGGTGAACTCAGGCAGTGGCTTCAGCCCAAGGGTCGTCGCCATCGAACACAGCGGGAAGGTTGCAGTTAACACCTTCGTAGGCGCGTTCGATCTCCTTGGCGACTGGCTTGGGCGGTGCAGCTACCAGCGTGTAGACGGTCTTGAGGCCCTCTCCGGTCCGGCTGATCTTGATGTCGTAGCCGGAAGGGTCGCCGTAGTCCGAGTCCTTGATGAATCGGAACAGCTGGTCCATCAAGGTGCGCTGGGTGATGTTCAGGATCTTGAAGCCGCTCTCTTCGTAGTCGTAGACCAGACCCATCAAAAAGCGCTTGCAGTTCACGTTGCCGTCATCACGACGGATGTTGGCGGGGAACTCGGAAGGCTTCACTTCCCAGCGAATGGGTTTGTTGTCAGTGCTCCAGGCTTCCCAACCTGTGATCCCTTCCCCGAAGAAGCGCATCCGCTTCTCGCCCTCGATTTTGGGGGGATTGATGTAGCGACCACCAGATGAGCTCTCTTTCGAGATTTCCTCGACGAGCTCCATGGAAATGAATGATGTAGTCATGTGCCTCCAGATGGCGGGGTTGATGGGATGGCTATGGCGGTGGCGTGGTGCCGGATGATCTGCTCGCAGACCTCAGATGGCGAAGAGCCCTTGCCTTGTGCCAGGTCGGAGAGATGGGTGTGGGCGGTATCTGTGAGATACAGATGCCGTTTGCGCTTGAGCTCGCCGTAAAGACGGTGCTTGGTGCTCACTCCAAAACGTCGACTGAAGTCAGCCTAGACAGGTTGCCCCGTGGTGTCAACCGGATTTGGATGCAGATTTGAGGAGGGCGGTCATGACGAGCTCGGCTCCAGTCATACCGCGGGCTTCGGCGGCTTTCCGGATCTGGTGAGCGACCTGGGAAACGAGCTTGACCTGGGCGCTGCGCTTGGTCAGATCGGGGTGATCGTGCTCGGCGCCGGCATGGCTGAACTCAGCGCGGCCGCAGGGGCTCAGAACGATTGGAATGACAGTGTTTTCGTGGGCGTATGGGTCTGATTTCCAGGCGCGGAAGTCAGCGATGTAGGGGGTCAAATGGTGGAAACTCTCCGGTCCGCAGACCAGGGTGTGCATCTCTCCGCTCTCGTCTTCTTCGTAGATCAGCCGGGCGAAACGCTGCTCCTGCTCACCGATGAACTCGACGTCGCACAGGTGCTTGTACTCCCAGGAAATCGCCTTCGCGGGGCGGGTGGCGTGAGCGGTGGCGAATAAGGAGGGGACGTCCACGAACTAGAAGCAGTCCCCTTAATCTAGCCGCCCCATATGGTGTGCAAGCACCCGTTGCCACCATGGGTGGTGGCAGGTTGCGCTGGGTCAGTCGTTCAGAGCGCGGAGCAGTTCGGTTTCGGTTTTGGGGCCGCCCAGGCTGGCTGTCAGGTTGCTGATGGCGGGGAGCTCGTTCACCAGTTCCTGGGCATTCCAGGTGTCACGGTTCTGGATGACGCTGGCGACACGGCTCACGCGCTCCGCGTCTTTGGCGGGGTAGCTCTCGCGGATCACCCGGTCGAGCTCCACGATGATGTCCATGTCCTTCTGCATCATCAGCTTCCGGATCATTCCGGCCCAGGTGCTGGAGAGCTTGGTGGCCTGATCGTCGGTGAAGAAGGTCTGGCGCAGGTCAATGTCCTTGGGGACACGCTGGCCGCAGAAGACCTCGACCCACCAGCCGAGCTCGGGGGGCTTGCCGTTCTCGGTGATGGCGTACGCCTTGGCGTAGAGGTTGCTGCCGGGGGTGCCGGGCAGGAGCTTCTTCGCGGTGGCGTAGCGGTGGATATAGAAGTTGAGTCGCTCGATGGCGATGAAGGTTCTGGGGCCGGGGCTCAGCAGCTTGGCGTGGCGGAGGCCGCTGATCTGACTGCTGTGGAGCCAGCCGGTGCCATCCAGGCATGACTTGGCCAGGGTCACCATCGTTGGGTGGGACCAGCCGTTGGTGTCCATCCAGCGGGTGAACAGCAGGGCGAAGGTCTTGACCCCGTGGTCGAACTGGTCGCGGGGGGCAACGTCCCGTTCCAGTCGAGGCTGGGCCATTGAAACGGTGTGGTTGGGCACCAGTTCTACGCCTGAAGGCTTCAGGAGATCGACCCAACCCTAAAAGGTTGCGGCCCAACTCGTCATCTTTTCCACAAAATACGCAGGTTTTGCAGCTTGTCCGATTCTGGTTGCACCGTTACGGTGGCTTGTCCTGGATGGACGCCGACCAGCAAAAAGCCCCCGGCCTGTCGAGGGGCGGGGGCTGTGGCGTCCTGATGGGACGAGTCTCAAGCGTCCAGAACTTACATGACTGCTGTTCCAGCTGCAAGCGGTGCGTCCCCGGACAAGGGGAAGCGCGCCATCGATCTTTTGCGGGAGGGTGTTTTCCCCGAGTGGTGGACCTTTGTCCCCGTGGCAGGGAAGGCGACCTTCGTCAAGGAGTGGAGCACCAAGCCCCTGACCCGGGAGCTCTGCATCGATGCCTACAAGACGAACAGGGCCTACGCCGGCCTCGGTGTTGTCACCGGGGAGTTCTCGGGGGGCCTGATCGCTCTGGATATTGATGGGCCGGAGGCGGACGGCCGATACAAGGATGCCGCTGGCGAGGACTACGACGCGCTCGGGGAAGAGCGCACGATGTCGTGGACGTCGGGGAAGCCGGGGCGTCGGCAACTGCTGTACCGGGTGCCGCCCTCGATTGTCCCCGAGCTCCGGCACGTCAAGACGCTGATCCTCCGTGCTGACGGCAGTTGGCACCTGGGGCACAGCGATGTCGAACGTCAGGCCGGGAAGGCCGAGGCGAGCGAGGCACCTCAATACGAGGAGGTGGTGCTGCGCTTCAACCAGTGCCAGAGCGTGGTGCCGGGCTCACCCCACCCCGACACAGGGAAGCCGTATCGCTGGTTGAACTACAACGAAGCGAAGGTTGCGCCGGCACCGGATTGGGTGCTCGATGTCCTGCGGGACCACCGTAAACCGGTGCAGTGGTTGAGCGATGCCGACCAAAAGGCGCTGGATGCCGAGCTCGGGGAGACGGCGATTCCGTCACGGCAGATTCGGGGCTGGTTCTTCAAGGAGGAGGTCCAGCGCCTGCTGCGGCCTCGGTTGGATGATCTGGTCTTCAACCACCCGGTCTTCGACAAGTACGGGTGGAAGGAGCGGGGTGGCAACAAGCCCCAGATGATGTCCGGATGCCCATGGCATGGCGGGCAGTCAGGCACCAGCTTCCAGTACTCGGCTGAGTCGGGCTGTTGGGATTGCAAGGCGTGCGGGGTTGGTGGCGACGTCCTCGACTTCGTTCACAAGGTCACGGTCAATGACCTCTACGCCGAGCGTCCTCAGGGCCCGGACCTGGAGCGGTACGTCGCGGAGATCACTACCAAGCTCGGCTTCAACTACCCAGAGGATGCGCGGGCGCAGATCACCAAGGAGGCGCCGCGCCTGGTGATGGATGAGCGCCAGTTCCACGAGGCGCTGATCAAGATCCACGACGAGGAGCTGAACCCGGCGATCCGGATGGGCCGGATGGCGGGGCTGGCGGCGGAGACGGGGCGCCGTCTGACCGGGCAGCAGTGTCTGGCTGCCATGGATGAGTACCGCTACTACGAGGACAGCCGTCGCAACAACCAGAAGAAGGAGTGGTGGCAGGACGTCGAGCAGATGCAGTTCCTGGTGCCGAACCTGTTGATGCGGCCGACCCAGGTGATGCTGCATGCGGCTGGCGGCCTCGGGAAGACGTCGGCCTGCATGGGCCTGGCCAAGGTCGTCGGACGCGGTGAAACGATGCGGATTCGCGGCATCGAGTTGCCGGTGAAGCAGGGCCCGGTGCTCTGGATTCAGAACGACCAGAACCCAGCGAAGCTGCTGCGGGACTGCGAGGACAACGGGATCGACCCGGCCAAGGACCGGTGGTTCATCGTCAAGCGCGGCTTCCAGATCAACCACACCCATGAGTTTGGGCAGTGGATCAAGGAGTACAAGCCCGCACTCGTGGTCGTCGACTCCATCGGCTCCTGCAGCACCAAGATGCAGGTCGAGGAGAAGGACAAGGCGTTCGCGTCGCCCTTCTACTACTACGCCGAGAAGAACGGCGATCCGGCGGATTCAGGGTTTCCCGCGACCTCGATCATCTGGATTCACCACGACAACGCCAACGGTGATGCGCGGGGTACGCGCTACCTCATCGCCGCTGTGGATGAGCAGTGGCACCTGAGGACGCTCTCGGAGGATGAGCGTGAGGCGCTGCGTGAGCGGGGGCGCGTGCCGTCGAGCTGCCGGATGATCCAGATCAAGAAGTCCAGGCTCGGGCGTCAGGGCGACCTGCTGGTGGTGGAGCGGGACCACGACTTCGCGTACTCGGTATGGGACTACACCCCGACCGAGCGGCGGGAGGACATGGGCCAGGGGGATCCAGAGCCCCACACCATGGCGCTGCGGATCGTGAAAGACCACGTCCTCAAGGCCCGGGGTGCGGATGGTGGCGACCTCGTGGACCGTCTGACCTCGAAGCAGGTCTGGGAGTCGTTGGTCGGGGAGATCACCGGGCAAGGCCGGAAGGCGCCCTCGAGCCGGACCGTAAAGCGTTGGCTCGAACGGTGGGTGGACGACGGCGTTCTGGTTCAGGGCAAACCGCTCTCGGTGGGTGGGGCAAAAACTCCGGTCTCTTCCTACACACTCCCTCCCTCTCGCGCGCGTGCGTTGCCTGCTACGGAGGGTCTTTTGTCCATCGTTCCCCGAGATCGATTGCAGGAGAACGAAGGAACGATGGACACGAGCTCGGCGGCAGGGGATGATGTCCATCGTTCTGAGGCGGTGCAACCCATTCCGAATAACGATGGACAACCAACCAAATCCGGAACGAGTGTCCATCGTTCAAACCCAGTCCCCGAGGGCGATCTCGAGGAACGATGGACAATGGACACGCCCACACTCGGTATAAGGGCCCCCGAGGACGACACCCAGGCGGCCGACGAGCTGCCGGAAATCCGGGATTTGGGGGAAATCAGTCACCCCAAACCGACCTCGGAGGCGTCGCCGGCGGCATGGCAGCAGGAGCCGATGCCCGAGGTCGCCGTCGACTGGGACGAGTTCGACGCTGGGTTTAGGGCTGGCTGAGCCCCATGCCCCTATCCCTGGTGTGGACGACTGCTTGCAGTTCCTGAATCGGGGCTAGGCTGACCAGATACGGCAAAGGGAGGGGCTGCAACCCCTCCCCCTGCGTCACCACCGTTCACCGCTGGTGGCCGCGCCGCTCCGACAACCACATCCGGAGCAGGGCTCCGCACAACCTACATGTCTTTCTTCTCGATGGATAACAACAAGCTGGTGTCGCGGTCCTGGAACGGGACCCCGATCAGCCGCCGGACCACTGACGGCTTCGTCAACGCCACGGCCATGTGCCGGGCGAACGGCAAGGAGTGGAAGCACTACTTCGAGACCGACCGCTGCCACAAGTATCTGGACGCTTTGGAGGGGTCGGTCGGAATTACGACCGACCGCCTTTTCACCTCGATCACCACTGGCCCGAACGATGGGCGTGGCACTTGGGTTCATCCCCAAGTCGCTGTTGACCTGGCTCGGTGGATCAGCGCGCCGTTCGCCGTGTGGATGGACGGCTGGTTTTTGGAGTCCGTCCAGGGTGCTCCGGCACCTGCGGTTGTGGATGCTCCGCGTCTGGGAGCAGCCGAGGTCGTCGCCCTCGTGGAGCGGAGCGTGGCTCTGTTCGAGAAGCTCGGTGGGATGGACCAGCGCGATGAGCTGCTGTTCAAGGACATCGTGCGCAGCAACGTGCTCTCCGCGAGCTCGGGTTCAGTCCCGGCTCTGGTTGGCGAGGACGAGCTGACGCTGAGCGACGCCTGGATGGAGGTGTTCCAAGAGGTGCTGCCCCGGACCAAGTACCGCTCCGCAGGGATCCTGGTGGCGAACGCCTACCGCGAGGACTTCGGCGAAGAGCCCCCGACCCGCCAGCAGTTTGTCGACGGCGCTCCTCGTCAGGTCAAGAGCTATCGCCGTACTTGGCTGGTTGAGACGCTGCGCCGCTTCAAGTCTCAGCTTGCTGGCGCCTGATCAATTCCGAAAACGGACGGGCACCCTTCACACCGATCTCGGGTCATTGCCGCGAGCTGTTGCTCCATCAGCAGGCAGATCAGGGCTTTGGCCTCGAAATGTCCGCTGACCAGGCTGCGGGTCAGAGCCTTGAGCTGCTCGAGGTCGGTGCAGCTATCCACCATGCGCAGCGCGGATTGCTCCGCAAATTTCAGCGAGAGGTGGTCCATCCACAAAACGCCGTTAAACCACGATGCCATCGCTAAAAACGCAGGAAAGGGTCGAGGCACTGACCCGTTTGGATTTCGACTTCGTTCAGGGGCCCCATCAGGTCGGCCTGATGAAGCGTCGGATCGCTGAACTCGCAAGTGTTGAGGGCGTTCTCGCGGTCGACACAGAGACCACCGGCCTCGATCCGTTGGTGAATCAGGTTCGCCTGATCCAGGTCGGAACTAAAGATTTCGCACTGATTGTTGACCTGGATGGGTGGCGTGCCGAAGGCGAGCGCTTCGTGCCCTGGGATTCACCTGGACTGGCGGAATTACGGATTCTGTTGCAGAGCAGGAAGACGAAGGTTCTTCAGAATGCACCATTCGATCTCAATTTCCTGAGGGGGGAAGGCATCATCCTCGGGGGAGGTCTGTTCGACACAATGGTGGCGGCCAAGATCGTCAATAACGGCACCAGTCATAAAAACGACCTCGGGGCTTTGGTGCTGCGGGTTCTCAAGCTGGAGCTTCCCAAGGAGTTACAGAAGGCGGATTGGGGCGGAGAGATCACTCGTGAGATGGTCGAGTACGCGGCACGCGATGTGATCTGTCTGCCCTTTCTGGCGGAGGAACTGACCGAGACGTTGCAGGGACAACATGTCCGCGGGGACTACACCCTCTGGGATCTGTTCTTGCTGGAGATGCGGGTGCTCCGTCCTATTGCCACCATGCAGTGGCATGGGTTTGGCTTCGACAAACCTGGGGCAGAGGAACTGCGGCTGTCGCTGACCCAGGAGGCCGAGGGTCTGAAGACCTTGTTTCTGGAGCATCTGGACAAGGAGATCCGAGCGAACCGGCCGAACGATCCGCACTCGTGGCTGCCGCGGGATAAGGACGACAGCATCAATACCCGCGAGAAGGATTCAGGTTCCATCCGCAAGGGGACAAAGCTGTTGAAGGGCTTCAACCCGCGGTCGACACAGCAGATGGCACTGCGTTTTGAGCAGGCCGGGATCATGCTGCCTCCCGACGAGAAGGGCGCCCCGAGCCTGGATCAGAACCTGTTGGCGTTCCTGCGCAAGGACTACGAGCTGATTGATCAGTACATGAATTGGAAGACCGCGGTCACCAAGGTCTCGAACATTGAAAAGCTCCTGGAGTCCATCGGGCCGGATGGCCGGATCCATTGCAACTACAGGCAGATGGGCACCGAGACGGGCCGTCTGAGCGCGGCCTCGCCCAACCTTCAGCAGGTCAATCGAAGCAAGGATTTCCGCAGCAAATTCGTTGCCGAGCCGGGCTACGTCCTCGTGGTGGCGGACTTTTCGCAGATCGAGCTGCGTGTGGCTGCAGAGCTCTCGGGGGAAGAAAAGATGCGGGAGGCGTATCGGGCCGGGCGCGATCTGCACACTGAGACTGCGGCGTTGATGACCGGTGTCGCCCTCGAGGACGTCACCAAGGAGGCCAGAACCTCAGCGAAGGTGGCCAATTTCGGGTTGCTGTATGGCGCAGGGCCGGCCACGTTGCAGAAGCAGGCGGTCTCGCAGTACGGCCTCGACATGGAGCTGGACGAAGCCCGCGAGATCGTCGAGGGCTTCAGGGCTGCGTATCCGACGCTCTATGCCTGGCAGCAGCGCGAAGGGACCAAGACCACCAAGGCGGTTCAGACCGCTATTGGCCGCCGGCGCATGCTCGTTGGCTTCAACGACAAGTACACGACCCGGATCAATACCCAGGTTCAGGGCACCGCGGGCGACATCGCCAAGCTCGCGATTGACAAGCTCTGGCCCCACGTTGTCCAAGCCCCGGTGGGTGAGGCCAAGCTCATCGCCATGGTCCACGATGAAATCGTGCTCGAAGTGCGCGAGGACCGTGCCGAGCACTGGGCTGGTGTGCTGAAAGAGTCAATGGAGCTGGCGGGCTCGGAGGTTTGCACGCATGTGCCCATCGTTGCCGAGGTGTCATGGGGCAAAACCTGGGCGGATGCGAAATAGCGAGCATCCGTAGCCTTGTTTAGTGGCGCTGCTCCCATGGCCCCACAATGCGCGCCCCTTGATCGCTCCTTCTACTGCGTGTTGATGGAGGAGATCATCGATGCCATCGAGGCATCCCTCAGCGTGGACCCGGTTGTGGAAGCGATGGCCGTCATGGATGTGCTCTCCGAAAGGTTGGAGCAGCACTTTGACGGCCTCGTGATTGGTGATGGGCGCGGGATGCAAATCGATGGGCGGCGCTACGTCGAGCTGTTGTTCTCGGTGGGCGGTTGACCGAGCTCGAAGCCAGGACCGCTTTGCTGCACCGCTTGGAGAAGGTGGCGCGCAAGCTGCCGAATGGGTTGCTCCAGCGTCTCGTCGCTGACGCTGAGTTCTTTGGGGACTGGAACCTGCGTAAGAAGCATGCTCGGGCTTCGGCGCGGATCGCTCAGCACCGAGCCTGGGAGGCCAAAGCAGAGGATCGCTACTGGAAAACCGTCAGACGCTGACTGTCCTATTCAGAAACTGGTTGACAGCTTTCACGCGGTGGAAGCGGTAGCGCGGCCGCTTGGCGGTACCGATGTTGCGGATGGCGGGGCCGTGGATGATGCCTTTGGACATCTGGTACACCAGGGCTTTGGTGTCCCTGAGGCCGACAAGGCGGCAGAACTCCTTGGAGTCGACCCAGTCGTTGCTGGCTGGGGTCTGCTTGCTTTCGATCAGGGCCACGAGGGTGCGCTCGAGGGCATCTAGGCGGTTGAGGATCTCGTCCACGCAGGTCTAACCGGATCTGGATAGACCATAGCGCGACCTAAAGCGAAATGCCGCGCATCGCTTTCTGAATCCGGTCGCCCTCGATCCATCGCTGGTAGGTGGACTGGTGGACCTGGAGGCTGTGGCCCATCAGGCGGGCACCGAGGTCGGCGGAGACGCCTTTGGACAGCAGGCGCAGGGCGTAGGCGTGGCGGAGGTTGTAGGGCTTGATGGTCACCTGGGCCCGGTCCAGGGCGTCGTTGAAGACCTTGGTCAGGGTGCGGGCGCTTTGCGTGGGGCGCGGGAGGTCACGCAGATCAAAACGCTTGATCCAGGCGCTGGGACATGGGGTGACGCGGCGAGCGCCGGTTTTCGTCTTGTCGTGGACCTCGATCCAGTCGTCCTCGAGCCAGGTCAGCTCAGCGCACTCGTGGGGGCGCAGCCCATATGCCGCGCACATGCCGAAGGTCCAGCGCCAGTGGGGCAGCGGGATGCGCTTGATGGCAGCTTCGATGGCCTCGTCGGTGGGGATGTCGCGCTCGGTGAGCTTGTCGACGCCGTAGCCGCGGCAGGCTTCGAGGAGGGCGCTGGTGTCTAGGCCCAGGGACTTGGCCACCTGGGTGAGGAGGTTGCCCTGGTCCCGGCGAGAGGCGCTGCCGGCGGGCATTGTGCGGATGACCCGGAGCAGGCTGGCCTCGGTGATGGCCCCCGAGGGCGGGAGCTTGCGAAGGGCGGGAGCCCATTTCTTGGACCAAGCGTTGTTGCCGCGCTCGGGGTCCTTGCGGTACTTGGAGGCGTGGAGGGCCTGGGCGGCTTTGACGAAGTCGGCCACGGTGATCGCCTCAGGGCTCTGGGGGGTGTCCCAGGCTTCCCAGGTGAATGTGTCTGTGCGGAGCTGCTCGCCAAGAACCACGGCGCGGCGTTCGGCCTCAAAAAGGTCGGCCTCGGGTAAGGGGATGCGCTGCTGTTTCCGCCCGGTGCCCTCCCGTGTGGGAAGGGTCGCCACAAGCGTGTAGACCCGGCCGCGCAGTTGGATGGAGCACCGGAGCTTCCCTGCCTTGAGGCGGGCGTTGGCCGCTTCGAGCTCGGGCATGGCTTGGCTTAGCTCTGGCTTAAAACCGCCGCCAACGTAGGTCCGTTTAGGCCCAGGTGCCCAGAAACAAAAAAGCCGCTCTCGGGGGAGAAGCGGCTCAGGGACTGGGTTTTACCGGTGGAACTGAATCGGAGCGGCGGGATTTGAACCCACGACCCCCACTACCCCAAAGTGCAAAGGCTCCGCTGAGGCGCCTTGCGAACACAGGGTTTGTGACTGAAGGGCAAAGAAGTTTGGCTTAAGTCTGGCTTAGTAGCCTGGTTCATACGCGGTTTGCGCATGGCCGGCTCGAAGGCGAAGACGTACCCCAACACCTGGGCTGGCGTTGAGCAGGCGGCACGGGATGCGGGGGCGAAGCATGTCTCGCTGGTGGCGGCGCAGTGGGCCCTCGAGAGCGGATTTGGCAAGCACGCTCCGGGCCACAACTACTTCGGATTGAAGGGGCCGGGGAAAGGGCACGAGACCAGGGAGTTCATCAACGGCGAGTGGGTGACCATCACCGATGAGTTCCTGGAGTTTCCCGACCTCGGGGCCTGCGTCAAATACCTCGTGACCCGTTGGTACAAGGACTGGGATCAGTACGAGGGGGTGGACCGGGCACCGACGCCGGAAGCCGCGGCGAAGGAGCTGGTCAAGCAGGGCTACGCCACGGACCCCGGGTATGCGAATGCCTTGATCAAGCTCCTCGGGGAGCACGCGCCCAAGGCCAAGCAGCCGGACGTGGTGAAGGCGACGCCGAAGCCGATGCTGTTCGAGATCGAGGCGCTGCAGGCCACCTGGCTGAAAAAAGGTCCGGTCCAGGCCACCGAGCTCGGGGAGAAGCAGAAGGTGGCAGTGCCCAAGGGCAAGGACTATGCAGTTCTTGCATACGGCGAGTGCGCCGCGGATGGGCACGCGAAGGTCGAGCTCGCAGCTGGGGCGGGGACGTGGTTCATCTACGAACCCCACTGGCGGAAGGTCGTCGGCGCAGGGGAGAGCATGCGCCCCCAGGTCGACTGGTCGGACTTCAACTGCCTGGTGACCCCGAACCTGTCAGTGGGCGAGATCCTGCAGTGGGACCGGCGCCGCATTCCGGGTCCCGGAGCATCGGTGTGCAGCAGATTGCTGCGAACTGCAGCAGAGTTTCAGCGGGTTCGCGAGGCGTGGGGGCGGCCCCTCGGGGTGACGAGCTTCTACAGGCCGGAGCCGATCAATTCCCAGGTGGGCGGGGTGCCGGGCTCGAAGCACACCACGGGCGAAGCGTTCGACATCTATCCGGTGGACCGGAGCCTGGAGAGCTTCTACCAGTGGATCCGGGTGCGATGGACCGGAGGGCTCGGCGATGGCCGTCCTCGGGGGTTCATCCATTTGGACACCCGTGGGGGTGGGGGCTTTGTTCCCGGGGCCGGGGTTAGGCCCGCGGCGGAGTGGATCTACTGATGGACGACCGCACTCGGGAGAACTGGGCGAAGGTCAAGGAGGCCCTGGAGAAGGCAGGGAAGACCGACAGCCCGTTCTATGCGAGGGCGGTGAAAGTGCTGACGACAGGGCGGGACCCTGGGCCACCTGGGTTTGGGGCTCAGTAGGTGCCGTCGTCGATCAGGTCGTAGCCGATCTGGACGACAGAGGCGACGCCGGTGTCTTTTTTGACGTAAAGCCGGCCGTCGTACGTGTTTACGGCGAGCTCGCCCAGCTGGAGGTCCCCGGTGGTGGGGACTTTGTTTTGCACAGCGGAGCGCTTGAGCTTGATCGTGTTTGCCATGTGGCCGTCCTCGGGTGCCTAGGGAGGCTGGACAGACGGCGGAGCGCCTTAGAAGACGCCGCCGTCGAAGTCGATGCCGTCGATGGTTCCGCCGGTGATGGCCACGTTGTTGGCGTTCTGGGTGGCGATGGTGCCCAGGCCCAGGGTGGTGCGGCCTGCGGAGGCGTCGGCGTCGTCGAGGATGCTGCGGCCGAAGGCGGTCAGGCTCGTGGTGGTGAAGGCGTCGGAGCCAGTGGCGTAGATGAGCTGGTTCGCGCTCGTGGTGACGCCAGCCAGGGCGGTCAGCGTGGCGTCGAGAGGCTGGGCGTCGACGATGCCGTAGCCAGACAGGGTTGTGGGGTTGGTGCCGGCGGTGATGCGGCCGTAGGTGTCGACGGTGACTGACTTGTAGGTGCCGGCGCCGACACCAGTGGTGGCTAGGTCAATCGAGTCGGCGTTGACGACGATGCGGGACGCGCTCGCAGTGACGACGTCGAGGGTGTTGCCGGTCTTGGTCAGACCTGCGCCGGCGGTGATTTGGCCGGCACCCGAGAACTGGGTGAAGGCGAGGGCGGTGGTGCCGAGGGTGATTGCGCCGTCGGTGGTCAGGACCCAGCCGGAGTCGGCGTTGGTGGTGCCGGTCTCGACGAAGGTGAACATGCCTGAGGTCACCTTGGCCGAGGTATCGGCGTCGGTGGTGCGGGTCCAGGCGCCGCCGGAGACAACGGTGTAGAGGCCGTTCTCGGAGGCGGTGGTCTGGTTCTTCACCAGGACACGGTCGCCAGCGCTCAGTGCGATGCCGTCGACGGTCTGGGTGCCGTTCAGCGTGATGTTGGCCGTGGTGGCGGCGCGGCAGGAGTCCTTGACGTCGAGGCCCTGTTTGGTGGCGTCGACGTATGCCTTGGTGGCGGCGTCCTGGGCGGAAACGGGGTCCGCCAGGTTGGTGATCTTGCGGCTGTTGAGCGTGACATCCGCGGTTGGCGCCGCCAGCTGATCCAGGCGGTTGGTGCGGACCTGGGTGTCGAAGTCGCTGATCTTGGCGGCGGTCAGCGTTGGGATGTCGCTGGCAGCCAGGGTGGAGCCGGCGGTGGCCAGACCCTTCGCGTTGAAGGTGATCTTGGTGTAGGTGCCGGCGGTGACACCGCTGTTCGCCAGGGTCAGAGCAACCGAGTTCGTGCCCGAGCCGGTCGCATCACCGGTGAAGGTGATTGTTTGGTTGCCGGTGAGGTAGTTCTGCGCCTTCACGAAGGCGGTGCTGGCTGCCTTGGTGCTGTTGTCGGCAGTTAGCTGGGTGGGGACGATTACGTCCCCGGTGAAGGTCTTGCTTCCGCTGACTGTCTGAGCCGTGCTCAGCGTTAGGTAGGCACCTGCGCCTGCGATTGCAGGGATGGTGGTTGCTGTTCCGCCGGCGCCGGCGGTGCCCTTGCCGTAGTAGAGGACGTCATCGACCTCGTTGTAAGCGAGCTCGGCGTTGGCGAGCGAGGTAGGGGCGCCGGGAGAGCCGCTGGCGCGGCGCTTGATCCTCAGAGTGTTGGCCATCTACCGGCGGAAGAGCATTGCCCTAAGTTATCGCCGCTGTTTGGAGACGTAGGGCGACTAAAAGTTGCCACCATCCGAAAGTGTTGAGGTCGTCCAGACGTTGTTTGCTTTGAACTTGGAGCTGGAGCTGTCGTAGACAAGGACCGAGCCGTCGCTGACCGCACTCGTGTCGACGTCAGGGATTTGGCCGATGGAGGCGATGGCAGCGCCGGGAGCACCTTGGGGGCCTTCGGTGTAGGCGGTGATAACTCCCGGGCTCGCGGGTGTTGTGATCGCAGTGATCGCACCGTTTTCTTCGGTGATCGTGATCTCTGCTTGAGTTGTGGTGACGTTTATGAAGGTCATGACACAGATGTGTAGCCTTCAGCTGCAAGGATTGTGCCTTCGAGGTAGTACTCGCGCTCGCCGGCGGGGTTGATCAGGAGGACGTCGTAGGCGCTCTCGTTGGGGAAGGTGGATGTGGCGCTGTAGGCCAGGCGGAGCCGTACTCGGCCTTGGGGGCGGTTGACGTAGTCGACGGAGAAGTCGGCGTATTTCGTGGAGCGACCTTGGTCCCAGACTTGGGCAGCGACGGTCCAGCCAGTCAGGTCGATGACGGCTTTGTTGGCGTCTTTGAATTCCAGGAGGACGCTGTAGTCAGCGCGGCGCTGGAGTTTGATGTTGTAGACCCCAGGCTGGATCATGACTGTGACCTCCTGAGGCAGTGTATCGGCGTCAGCGCAGGCGGTTGAGCGCTGCTTTGACGGGGTCGTAGAGCCCGATCACGGCCTCGATTTGTGTAGTCGAAGCGCGGTGGCCGGTGGCGTTGGAGATGGCGCTGGCGACTGCACCTTGGACCGAGCTCGGGGGAGCGTTGTTGCTCAGGAGCAGGGGTACTTCAGCGTCGAGCTGCTTGTACACGGTGGGGAGGGCGCGGCGGAGGCCCTCATCGAGGGCGGCTTTGAGCAGCGCTTTGGCGATGCGGATGAGGAAGGATTTCATGAGGTGGGTCCTCCGAAGGGGTTGCGGGACCGCCCTCGGTCAGAGGGGGTGCGCGTTTGCGCGGGGGAGTCGGTGATGTAGGCCCAGAGGGTGGAGGCGGCACCGCCCGCGACGGTGAAGGCTTGGGTCCACTGGTTGCCGCATTGGCCGGGGCGGCGGAGTTCGCAGCTCAGGACGTTGGCGCTGGCCATGAGCAGCATGTAGCTGTAACAGCCGACGAGCAGCTTGAGGACAAGTGCGACGACGGCGGGGTGACTCACGGGGAGATGGCCTCGAGCTTGGCGACGCGCTGTTCGAGGCCGTTGAGACGTTGGTAGGTCTCTTTGCGGTCGGCGCGGATGTCGACGTGGAGTTCTTCGAGGCGGATCGCGACGTTTTCGACGGCGGCGGTCAATTTGATGACGGCGTCGCGGCCTTCGGTGGCGCGGCGAGTGTTGGCTCCAACGCCCATTGCGCCGACGGTGATGGCTGAGCCGATGACGGCGGCAAAGACCTCGACCACGACCTGAGGGGTTGCTACTCAGTCAGGCTATCGAGGGTGATTAGCGGCCTTGGCCGCGGAGCTTTTTACGTCCTCGGCGTTCAGGGCGCGAGTGCTGACCCTGGCCTTGGGAGGTTGTTTTTGGTGGGCCGGCTTGGAACGTGCGGCGGGTAGCGGAGATGCCGGATTTGCTCTTGACGGCCACACCTGAGGGGCAGTTGGTTCAGGTTATGGATGGGGGTTAGGTGAGGCCGAAGAGCTCCTTCAACTCCGCCACGGTCAACCCAGCAGCTTCCAGCTTCTGCTCAGTGGTGAGCACGGGGGCTGGTTCGGGTTCAGGGGCAGGGAGAGGCTCGTTGCCTTCGGAGAGCCACTGGAGATAGGCGGCGTAGTCGGTGTTGGCGGGGTCGGGCGGAAATCCGGCGCCGTCTGTTAATCGAATGATTACGTCAGACTGCGTAAGTTGGTAGGTCATGGGTTACAGCTCGGCAGAGAATGCGAATGCGCCATTCGCAAGGGCAAAACAAGCAGTTCCTACATTTAGTCCTGTATCAGCAACATTTAGCCTGAAACCAGCTTTCCTATTATCGAGTCTGAACGCTGAATTTACTGATGTGATATTTGTCCCTGCACGGTTCGACTGCGTTACCGCGTTTGTGCCATTTACGAACACATAGGTCACATCAGTTCGCTTCTCGACTTCGAAGCTATAAACCATGTCCATAGTGCTAGTAGTGACAGAGTTACCCATCGCGTATCCACTGGGCTCAAAATACCGCTTGCAGAGCGACAGTTCCTGGGCATAATTCCTGCGTTCGAAGGCGGTCGCGACGGTGCCGGCCTCGAGTTGGATGCCTGTAACTTGCCATGTAGCCCCTGCGCTGATGCTTGTTGGTGTGCCAACTGCTCTTGTGCCGTAGATGCTGTCTGAAGCGTTGTAAGCTCCTGTTCTGGTGCTCCAGGTGTTATTGCTGGAAACGGCAAAGTTGCTTCCAGCTGCTAAGTTGAAGCGTAAGAATAAACCAGAAAGATTGGTGGTATTCCAGGTCCCTCCTGTGTCGCCTGGGACGGTTATAGTCTTGTATTCCCAGGTGTTAGCGGCGTTGATCGTATAAGTGGTGGCATAAGCCCGGTTCCCGCCATCGTTAGCAAAGCCAATGCTATTTGTACCGGTGAACGAAGCTTTTACCCAAAACCCGACAGTAATGCTCTGAGCGCCAGCCGAACCCCAGCCCAGATCTGCAACATTAAACCCTTCTATGATTTGCTGAAATGTTGCTTCATTTGTAGTTGACAGCGAAATGGCGGATCCGAAAGTAAGTCTCGCAGAATTGCTGAATCCCGCAGGGGCATCTGAAACTCGCTGGGCAGTAAAGTTTACCCCCGTGTTGTTGAAGCCAAGAAAGCGATCTACAGGGTAAAAGTAACCACCGCCACTCGTTACGGTCACACTCGCCCCCGCGTTCCTCTGGTCGATCCTCATATCGCCATTGATGATGCGGTTGCGGGAGCCGAGGACGCCGGTGTTAATGAAGGCGGAGCCGTCGGCGGCCAGCGTGATGGCGTTGCTGGACGCACTTGGGTGCTTGATGTTGATGACGTTGATCGAGGACACTTAGATCACCTCCTGGGGGGCGTAGTGGGAAGACTCCTTGTTCATGGGTCCAGTCCGAGGAGTTGGCGGAGGTCCTCGACGCTGAGGCCCGAGGCGGCCAGTTTTTGTTCAGGCGTGAGCTCCCGCGGCGGCTCGGGCTCGGGTGCAGGCTCGGGGGTGTTGCCGGCTTCCAGCCAGGCCAAGTACGCCTGGTAGTCGGTGTTGGCGGGGTCAAAAGGGATGAAAGCGTTGTCGGACAGGCGTTCAACTCCGCGCAATAGCAGCGTCCTGTCCTTTGGGTTCAGAAGTTGCCTATACATGTTCATAGCTCCGCGGATGCCGTGAAATGAAAGTAGGACTCATTGGCTTGATTAACGGCGCTCAAGCCTTGGTTGATGTTCCATAAGTCTTGTGAGGTATATGTGACATTGGCACCCCAGTTCAGATTAGTGTAACCGCTACCCTTGTATGTCCAAGTATTGCCCGTGGCTCCCGTTTTTGCCGAGTAGATAGTTACCGTTGGCGCTGCGCGTTTCTGAACAACAAACCTGATTGTTTGAGAAACCGTTGTGTCGTCGCTTGCGATTAAGTTTATTGCGACCGGGCGGGAAGTGGAGAACGGGTATTCCTCGGCGAAGTTAAACCCAGGTGAATATCCAAGTGGGTAGGAGGATTCATAGTAACGCTGGCAAAGGGCGAGTTCAGCTCCATAAGACCTTCTCTCAAACGGTGTAGCGACTGAGCCGGGTTCAAGTTGGACATCTGAAAGTTGGAAATACTTGCCTGTTACAGCACCTAAAGTAAATCCAATGGAAACACCGAGGCCATTGGTAGCATCCGAAGATCCTAGCGTTGTTGTAAACGTGTATTTTGTGCGAGTTGTGCTAGGCAAAGAAGCCAGATTTGACGTGGCTATCGTGCTTACGGTGCTCCAGTTATCAACAGCATTTGGTTTAAGTATTTGAACATACGGAGTCACAGCACTGCCTGTATCCTGGTAAAGGACAAAGGAGACTGTGATTGTTTTTCCGTTCAGATCATTACAGTTTTGCGCTTCTATTCGTTGCACGAACTGAAGGCTGCCAGCACCTGTGGTTGTAGCTTGTACCTCGTGAACGAAACCAGATGAAATAAGTGAGCTGGTATTACCAAGACTGCCCGCTTGGGTGATGCTACCAGATGCAGTAGAAAAGTTGTAAAGCTCAGTCCGCCATCTATCAGCTCCGCCATAAAACGCACTAACCGTAGAAAAAGATGTAGCTCCTCTCTGCGAGATCCGCATATCTCCGTTGATGATGCGATTGCGATAGGGGCTGAGCAGGCTCGAGGGGTCGCGCCAGGACAGGTTGCCGCTGCCGTCGGTCTGCATCAGGTAGCCGCTGGTGCCGTTGTCACCGGGCAGGCGCAGGGTGTTGTTGCCGCCGACGGCAGGAGCGTCGAGCTCGGTGTAACCGCTGGTGCTGGAGTTGAGGCGGATGGTCATAGTCCTAGGAGCTCCTTGAGATCGTCGACGCTGAGGCCGGCAGCGGCCAGCTTTTCGGCCGGGGTGAGTTCGGGAAAGGGCTCGGGGATGGGAACAGGCTCGGGTTCTGGTATCGCTTGTAATTGCCAGCCGGCATTAGTCATCACCGCCTCAAGTCCGTCACTGACCTCGGGTGGTGGTTCGTCTGTTGCGCTAGCTGGAATCAGCCAGACGCCAGGTTCCAAGGGGGATTCGTCAGCTACGCCCTGACCCAGGAACACGCCACTTTCGGGATGGTAGTGGTAGATCTTCATGGCTCAGAACTTGATTACAGCGAGGAGCGCAAGGTTCGCCGGGCGCACGCGGATCCAGCGGGCATTGAAGCCTGCGTTGTTGTTATGGTTGGCAGTGCTGGCGTTGTCGTACATCGCACCGCCAAATGATGCGCCTCCACCGAGCAGCGGGCTGGGCACTCCTGTTGTCTGTACATCGTCAGGGTTGGAGTGACTCATGCCTACGAAAAAGTTCACGCTGGTGGTAGCCGAGTCGCTGTCTGTATAGTCGTTCATCATTGTCCGCAGGTACGTACCCTGCTGACTTGTGCCAAAGGAGCGCCCCGTATCGACACCGGCGGCGTCGTCCCATCCACGCGGAAAATATCCCCTCAAGTCCGGCAACTTGAACGTTGTGCTGCCGTCACCTGCTCCAAATGTTGTGCCGACTGCCGTGAATAGCGCTGAGTAGGCGGTACGAGAGATCGTTGCGCCATTGGCTTTGATCCAGCCTGTGGGCGCCGTGTTCTGGCAGACAAAAGCGATTGCCCCTGCTGGAGCGGTCAAGTACACGGCGTCGCTGGTCAGGTTTGCACTGCTGACCATCAAACCGTCGAGAACACCTGTAGAGCCGTTGAGAATGAGTGGCATCAGACGATTACCCAAACAGAACCAGATGGAATCGTGACCGTGACCCCATTGGCTACGACAATTGGGCCCGCCGAGACGGCGTTTTTGTTGGTCGTGATGGTGTAGTTCGAGCTGACGGTTTTGTCGTTCTCGAAGAACACTTGGTCGGAGCCTCCGCCACGGGCCCCGCCTCCCACGGCAGACCAGGCGGTGCCGTTGTATCCCTCGAACTGGACGATGTCCGTGTTGAAGCGGATCATCCCCGAGTTCGGGCTGCCAGGGCGTTGGGCCGTGGTACCCACCGGCAGGTCGAAGAAGCCGGTTGCGGTGGAACTCACGTTCCCGGTGTATGAGACCGCAGGCAGAGTTACCGTTCCTGTGAAGGTCGGGCTTGCGAGCGGCGCCCTCGTGGAGTCGGTGGGGTGGACGTGGTCCTGACGCGAGAAGCGCAGTGAGGTACCCACCGCTGCAGTGCCGTTGATCAGGGGCGTGGCACTGCCGGCTTGACCCACCACGTATGCGGTCGTGGCCAGCTGAGTGGTGTTGGTATCTGCTGCTGCGGTTGGTGCAGCCGGGGTGCCTGTGAAGGTGGGGCTTGCGACTGCCGCCCTCGTGGTGTCCGTGGGGTGGACGTGGTCCTGGCGGGCGTAGCGAAGCGAGGTGCCAACTGCCACCGAGCCATTGACCAGAGGGTTGGCGCTGCCGGCTTGTCCAACCACGTAGGCCGTGGTGGCGACCTGCGTCGTGTTCGTATCCGCGGCAGCTGTCGGTGCGGCAGGCGTACCGGTGAACGTCGGGCTCGCGAGGTTCGCCTTTGTGGTGTCAGAGGCGTGGACGTGATCGGCGCGGGCATATTTCAGGGAGGTCCCCACTGCCGCTGTGCCGTCCATGACCGGCGTCGTGCTCGACGCTTGGCCAACGACGTAGGCGGTGGTCGCTACCTGAGTGGTGTTGGTGTCAGCGGCGGCGGTCGGCGCAGTCGGTGTGCCGGTGAGTGCTGGGGAACCGGCGAAGACCAAGGCGCCGGTGCCGGTCTCGTCGCTGATGGCGGCTGCAAGGTTCGCGCTCGTGTCCGAGATCGCGTAGCCAGCGAAGGTGGTGGGCGTGGTGCCGGCGGTCACCCGGCCATAGGTGTCGACCGCGACGGAGCGATAGGTCCCAGCTCCGACGCCAGTGGTCGCGAGGTCGATGTTGTCCGCGTTGACCACGATGCGCGACGCGCTCGCGGTGCCGACATCGAAGGTGTTGCCACTCTTGGTGAGGCCCGCTCCAGCGGTGATCTGACCTGCGCCGGAGAACTGGGCGAAGGTCAGCGCCGTAGTTCCCACAACGATGGGGGCGTCCGTGGTGAGGACCCAACCGCTGTCTGCGTTGGTCGTGCCTTCTTCGATGAAGGTGAAGGCTCCGTCGACGACGTCGGAGTCAGCGTCGAAATCGGTGGCGCGGGTCCAGGCGCCTGCAGCAACGACATAGATGCCGTTTTGGGAGCCTGTGGTCTGGTTTTTCACCAGGACACGGTCACCGGCAACGACCGCGACGCCGTCGATGGTTTGAGTACCCGAGAGCGTGATGTTCGCGGTGGTGGTTGCCCGGCAGGCTTGCTTGACCGTCAGGCCCTGGCGGGCCGCGTCCACAGCGGTCGAGACGAAAGCGGTAGTCGCAATCGTCGTGTTGTTGGTGCCTGCGCTCTGGGTGGTCGTCGTGGGAGAGCCGGCCAGAGCGACCGAGGACTTGATCGCGGTGACGCCCGCGCTCGTGACGGTGACGTCGCCGCTGAGCGCAGTGGAGGTGGGGACGTTGCTGGCGTTGCCTAGCAGGACGTTGCCGGCGGTCAGGCTCGCAAGCTTCGAGTGCGCAATCGCTGCGCTTGCATTGATGTCGGCGTTGACGATCACACCGGAGCTGATCGCGGTGACGCCGGTGTTGGAGATGGTGACGTCGCCAGAGACCGCAGTCGCGGTTGGGACGTTGCTGGCGTTGCCCAGTAAGACCCGACCGGCCGTCATCGAAGCCAGCTTGGAGTGCGCAATCGCTGCGCTTGCATTGATGTCGGCGTTGACGATGCTGCCGTCAGCGATCTGGGAGCTGTTGACGGTGATGGACTGCCAGGCAGTTCCGTCCCAGATCTTCAGGATGTACTGGCCAGCTGTGGCGGTGTCGAGCCAGAACTCACCGAGGGTGTTGCCTGTGGCGCCGCCTGCTGCAGGGCTGACGTTGGGGGCGGTTGAGCCAATGTGCAGGGGGCCGGCTTTGACCAGCGCACCCGCGGAATCTTTGAAGTAAACGCCAGGACTTGACGCCTCGTAGTTGATGGCGAGTTGGCCGACTGCCATGGAGGAGGCAACCGGGCGCTTGTTCGCCGTCGCAGTGCGGAGATGCTGGAGGGCCAAGCTCTTAACTCCCCGAGGGGATGAGCGTTACATCCCAAGTTATGGAGGGGGGAAAGCGCTCAGAACGTGCCGTCGTCGGTGTTCAGCGTCAGCCAGCCGATGCTGTTGTCGACGTAGGTGCGGAAAACAGGGTTGCTGTAGACCGTCGTGCTCGTGTCGATCCAGAATTCGCCCGGGCTCGGGGTCGCCGGAGCGGTGTTCCCGATGCGAACCCCGGCGATGCGGCGGATCGTGTTGTTGCTGTCCTTGATCGCGAGGAAGGGCTCTGCCGCGTTCCAGTTGATGGCGAGCTCGGAGTACGCGAGATCAGCGGCGAGGGGCTCTTTGCCGTGGACGCCGCTGTTTTTGAGGCGGATCTGAAGTGACATGGCCTATGCAGGCGAAGAGGCCCGATGCCGGGCTACTTCAAGGCTATGGAGCTTCTGCAGCAGGGGCGATTGTGTTGCCGGCGTCGAGCCATTCGCGCAGAAGGACGTCGGCGTAGATGTCAGGGCTGCCGTCCTCGGGATAGGTGGCGAATGCGGTGCCATCGTTGAAGGTCAGGCGAACCAGTGACTGGTCGGCCCCCGCCCATTGGGCAGCGCTGATCTGGAGTTTGGCTTTGGCCATGGTTACACCTTGACGGAGACAATCATTCCGTGAGCAGCATGCTCGTTGATCACGGACGTGCCGCTCTGCTTGTACAGGTAGTAGAGGTCGTGCTTACCAGCGGATAGAGCGCGCATCCACTGGGAACCTGCCGTGCTGTTGTTGTAATTCTGCTCGCCGTAGAAGGCGTCATCGGGTGGCCCCGAGGTTGTATCGATGCCAGGAGCGACGTAGGCAATAGAACCAGCTGCGCCGTCCGTGGGGTTGTTGTAGATGTCCAGGAATGCCGTAACTAGGGTGTCGCTGGCCTGCACCCAGCTGATGCGCGGGTTGGTGGCGTAGACCGAGGTCGGGACCACGCCCCAGCCAGTCCACTGCGTAACGTTCCAACTGGAGCCGAAGAAGTAGACGGCGCGGGCGTCGTAGGTGTTGTACAGGTTGGCCAGGTAGAGCCGGGGGAAGCTGGCGCTGTTGGCCCCGGCAATGGTCCCACCGAGGTCGATGGTGCTCGTGCTCGCAGAGGTGGTCCGCAACACACCAACGAGTCGGCGCTCAGCGTTGTTGTTTTTACAGAGGACACCGTCCTGGTTGCTACGGGTAGGTGGAGTTGTGTCGTTGCTCCACGCCGCGAAGTCGATGGCCAGAACGGGGCTGGCGACGGTGCCCGAGTTGTACAGGTAGACGTCGTAGTTCTGGTTCGGAGTGTTGGCTGGGCTCAGGCTGAAGGTTTGGACACCGCTGAACTTGAGCACGTACCAGCGCTGCAGGCTGCTGTTGTACAGCGCGATCTCGTTGCCGTTGTAGGGGTGGATGAAGATCGAGGTCGCATTGACTTGGTTGCCGCTGGGCACGGCGCTGCTACTCGACAAGCTCAGGCGCAGGTTCACCACGCTCTTGATGGCATCACCCAGGGCTTGGATCAAGGTGGCGGGGGTGACTGCCAGCGTGTCCGAGACGAAGGCTTTGACCTCGTCTGCGGTGGCGATCTCGATGATGCCTTTCTGGGTGGTGGAGGCTTCAGGGAGGACACCGGCAGCGAAGTCCATTTGAGTGACTTCGCCTGTTACCGAGAGATTGCCGCCGAGGGACGTATCGCCCTGGACTTGGAGATCGCCACCGATGGTGACGTTGTTGTTGAAGAAGGTGGGGATGAACTGGTCGCCGTTTAGGCCACCAAGGCCAACGGAGTCGGTCGAGAGGTCACGACCGGTGGCGAGGTCGCGGATTTGGTCACCTTGGACAAGTAGGCCGTCCTCGGTGAAACCGGTGTTGTAGACCCGGCCGCCGCGGACGCTCATGCTCAGTGCGTCGATCCGCAGCTGGTCGCTCAGCGTCGTGAACTGGTAGCGAGGGATGGCCTTGGTGTAGTTGCCGTAGCCCACCCACTCGAAGGCTTGGCCGAAGGCTCGGACCAGGCTCGGGCGGTTGAACGCTGTGGGCCAGGCAGCTTTGGCGGTCAGCTTCCCGTTCGGGGCTGGCGAGGCCGCATCAGCGGGGTTCCAGTCCCGTGCCGAAGCGCTGGTTTGCGGCTCGAGGATCTTGGAGGCCATCGTGGCCTGGGCGTATCCCGTATCTGTGTTGCTGTAGCCCAGCTTGGACATCAGCAGAGCGACGGCAATGAAGTCGGCGCTGCTGCGCAGTTGGGCCAGGTAATCGGAGTCGGTGGCGAAGGTGATCCCGAGGGTGTTGCTGGTGGGATCGTTGCTGAGGTCCTTGTCAAGGACGATTTGTGGGCCGATGTTGGAGCGGCTGAACTCCACGCCCCGGGCGTCGGGGAGCAGTACCGCGGCGTCAACCCAGTTGGTGCTGTCGAAGGAAGCGTCGGAACCGGCAGCGCGGCGTTTCCGCACTCGGTTGTTGTAGAGGACTGGGTCAGCTGGGCGGTAATACGTGTTGGCGGTGAAGCTGGTGGCGGAGTCGCCGGGGCGCAGCGTCACCTTGTAGTAGTTGGTGCTGGCGATGGGGGCGCTGACCGTGGTGGTCTCGACGTCGCTGACGATGAAGATCTCGTTGGCGCCGTTGGTGGGGTCCAGCTGGTTGGCCACTGAACCTGCGCCGTCGAGGCGGAAGATGAAGTTGCCGACGGGCCGGCGGCTGCTGGTCAGGTTGCTGTTGCTGCAGATCAGCGCGTACTCGCGTTCCTCAGCGGTGCGGGTGTCCACGATGCGGCGCAGGAAGACGCGGTTCCCTGCGAGCTCGGCGTTGGTGATCGTCGAGATGTTGTTGTTGCCGTTCGCCTTGACGTAGATGCGGTTGGGGGTCGCGCTGTTGAACGGCGTGGCGGCGAGCTGAGCACGGACGTTGACCGCAGTGGAGCCGGGGATGTTGCCGGGGATAAAGCCGGGGCCAACCTCGCGGTTGAGGTTCTCGATCCAGATGTAGTGGTCTTCCTTGAGGCTGTAGCCCTGGGAGGTCAGTAGGGCGGCGATGTCGATGTTGGCGTCGAACTCGATGTAGCCGCTGGCTGAGACGTAGGCGTTGCTGGACAGGCGCCCGAGCGTGAGCTGACGGATGTTGGTGCCGTCTGTCTTGATCTGGAGGGGGCGACGTACAGCGCGGGTGGCGAAGCCGCTGTCCTGGGGGAGGGAGCCGGTGGCGGTGCCGACGCCGCGGAAGTTGTCGGACAACAGCGCGTAGTGGCCGAACGAGCTGTTGCTGTTGTTCATCGAGATCTCGCCGCCGCTGGAACTCCAGTGGTGGACGGCGTCGCCGATCACGAAGTTCGAGACCTCCTGGATGAAGGCGCCGCGGACTGCCTTGAAGGCAAAGCTGCGGAAGTCGGTGGCGTAGGTGCCGGTTTGGGCGTCGAAGTTGCCGGCGATCTTGAGGCGGATGTTGTTGATGTCCGCGTTGATGTAGTCGCTGTAGGTCGAGATCGAGACCCAGTTGCCGCCGGAGTACAGCTCCCAGGCGGTCAGGTCCTTCTGGAGGGAGACGTTGGTGAACTGGGCGCAGACCAGGGATTGGAGGCCGGTGACCTCGTTGCCGTCGGCGTAGATGCCGCAGAGGCCGTAGTCCGAGCGGACCGAGCAGTTGAAGACGTAGGGCGATGAGCCGACGGTCGTGTCGGTGGCGTTGGTTGGGGTGCCGGCAGGGGCTGGGGCGACGATCTCGGTCTCGCCGGGGCGGATCTCCGAGGCCGTGGTGTTCAGACCGAAAGCGGTCTCGATCTTGTCGTAGTACTCCTGGAGGTCCGTCGCGTTGCAGAACTCGAAGCAGCTCAGCAGGTGGTGGCTGCTGGTGACACTCAGGTTGTCCTTGAAGGTGAAGTTGAAGAAGAACGAGCCCCCGGTGATCCGGAAGATGGCGCTACGCCCGGTCGAGGCGTTGCCGTTGGAGGCGGGGACGAAAGCCGGGCGGATGACGGTTTTGCGCAGGTCCTCGCCGATGATCGAGACGCCGCGGGGCAGGATCAGACCGGCCTTGCTGGACTTGTTGAAGGAGCGGAGCTGGGCCGCGCTCGGGGTGCCGTCAGTCCAGGCGGCGACCACCGTGTCTGCGACAGCGTTGTCGATGATGTGCTCACCGACCGAGCAGTGGACAACAACACGGTCGTAATCGTCGTTGCTGCTGCCCAGCTGGATGGAGAGGCGGGCGGCTTCTGCGAGGGCTCGGTTGAGAGTCTTGAACGGGCGTTGAGGGGTGTAACCGCAGGTCAGCTGCTGGTTGACGATGATGGGTGACGTATTTGCGTTGTAATTGCCACTGGCGTAGTCATCGACGCCTGTTATTGGGTTGACGTAAAGGACGTAGCGCGAGTTCAGAAAACTGGCGCTGGCAGATGTTGCATCGATATCCGCGTTGCCGATGACTTGCTTGAGCGCGTCAACTACGACGCCCATCTGTCCGCGGAACTGGGACTGCGTCAGGTTGATGTCATCAAGGGCACCCGAGGCACCAGCCTTCGTCAGTTGGGCCACGCGAGATCGGCTTATACGCTAAGCGCAATCTATCGCCGCTATGCAGCTCCCATCTTGAGCGCGATTGGGCCTGTTGTGACGAAGTCAGCAGAGCCGGCGATCATGTCTTCCGCTCTCGTGTTGATGGCTGAAGAGGTGATCAGAATGTCGCACTGGTAGTAGAGATCACCTGAAAGGCGTTGCTCTGGAGTGCAAGTGTTGTTCGCTGCAGTACCAGTTCTGTTCTCCACCAAGTAAAACTTTGCTTCTGCCTTGCAACCGTTCTGTACGAGGAGAAGCAGGCGCATCAGGCCGGTGGGGTCTTCGTAGCCACTGCGGTAGGTGCGCTCGATGATGAAGTCCAAGCTGCCGCCGCCGGTGACGATGGCTTTGACGGCGTCACCGAACTTTTCGCCGACGGCTGTGGTGTCGACCTCGGGGCCACTGAGGTTCAGGGTCCAGTCGCGCAGCCAGGCTTGGATCTTCCAGGGGCGGCCTTCGGCGCTGTTGGCGGGGAGCACCTCGGCGTTGTCGTAGTCCTCGGAGCCCGGGTATGCCTGCGCGAAGCTCGGGGCCATGTCGCAGATTGAGGTCAGGCTGACTTCCTCTTCGATGTCGGAGAAGCGGTAGTCCCCGATGTCGCCGGCGCAGTCCAGCAGGGCGTTTTGGTAGTCCGGGCTGCCGTCGGCGGCGACGATCATCCCGCCAAAGTCCACGTCCTTGAAGACGAGGCGATCCGCCATGGCGCCATTGATGGCAGCGGCCTCGGTGCTGTAGAAGCTGACGCGATCCAGTTGGTCGCGGTGCATGTAGACGCTCAGGGCCTGGGTGAAACCGGTGGAGGCAGTGCGGGCGTAGAACTGCGGGTTGCCGGCGGCGTAGAACGCGGAGTTCGTGCTGGTGAGATGGCTGCGGTTGGGGCCGAGCGCCCAGTTGCTGCCGTAGTAAACACCGTGGCCGTCGGGACAGTCGGCGTAGGTGTCGTTGTTGGTGTCGAAGGGGATGCCGGGTTCGCAGACGATGCGGATGGCGTCGCCGGTCCAGAAGGCTTGATTGCGCAGCAGGATGCTGCGGTTGTTCAGGTTGACCGCGCTCGGGCGCAGCACCGTTGCGTCAGGCCAGCCGCGCCGGAGCTTGAGGCTGCCACCTTGTCCAAGTAGGGGCATTAGAACCTCCCGCTAACGGCGCCGCTCAGTTGGAACTGGATGCTGCAGCTGATCACTTCGCCCGTCGAGATCTGGGCGCCGACGCTTGTTAGGACAACGGGGGCCTCGAATTGGATGCCTTGCGTCGTGTTCAGCGACAGGGTCAGGGCGTCGAGGTTGGTCTTGGTGGTGAAGATGGTGTTCAGCAGGTTGACGGTGCCGCCGTCTTGGTTGTCGTAGAGCACAGTGCCGCTGCCGGAGGTGCCGCGCACGCCCTCGACATAAGTGCGATCTTTGTCCCCGAGGCTGGTCGTTTCGAGGGCGTCTTTGGTGATGTCCAGGCTGAGGTCACGGACTTTGGCGACGCGCTGTCCGTTCCAACGCAGCTCTGCATAGGAAGCGGTAAGGACTGCCATTGCCGTTGACCTTGTGATTACAGATTACGAGTGGCTTCCAGGCGCACTCGCACGGAACTGCGCCCGTTGAATGCACTCTCGATGCTGGGTGCTTCGCTGAAATACCAGCGCAGGCCGGAGCCGGTCTCGCGCAGGAGGACAGCGAGGTCGTTTTGTGCTCCGGCGGTGACTTCTTCGGGCAGGGTTAGATCGTCGAAGGTGCCGCGGGCTTTCTCGTAGCAGGCCAAGATCGATGCAGCATCGCTGTCGCTGATGTTGTTGAAGTCCAGGTCGAGGCTGGAGCGGCTGCGCTTGTTGGCGTAGATCCGGCGGACGGTCACTCCGCTCTGGGCTGTCACCACAGAGACGGGAAACTGGCCCGCTTGGTAGGCGCGGCTGGTGGGGCGTAGTGCGGGGAAAGCTACGGTCATTCGCTTATGACCCAGGCCGCAGGGTCGTCCCAGTCCTTAGTCAGGGTAAGAGTGCCGTTTGCTTCGGTCGGGAAGTGGACGGCCTCGATGTCGATGGCACCGTTCTCGGTGAGGCTGATGGATTCCACCTTGTAGGTGCGGACCTGGCGGTCCACTCGTTTGACGGCAAAGATGATGTTCTTCGGGGTGGCGAAGCCGTTGTTGACGACGAGCTGAGTGTCCTGCGGCGGAGTTGAGCCCCGGCTCCAGGCGATCACGTCATGAGCACCGTCGGCCAGGGGTGTGGTGCTCACCAGCACGCCATCCGAGGTGACGATGCCGTTGTTGAACTCGTCGTAGTGGGTGACGTCCATCGCCACGCGGATGAAATCGCCTGGGGCCAGGCCGGCGGTGATGCCATCGGGGGTGGTCTGGAATTTGACCGAGTGCGTGATCACCCGCCGCATGCGCAGCACGTACTTGCCGAAGTCGACGGCCTGGGCCTTGTTGGTGACTGAGTCCGAGAGGTCGTAGGACTCGATGGTGTCGGTGGCGGAGCCGGAGGCTTCGCGGATCAGGAATTCGCGCTCGGTGGGGAAGAGGCCAGGGTTGGTGGGGTCGTTGCTGGCGCGCTCTTCTCTCCATTTGATGGAGGCTTGGATGGGGAGGCGGTCTGCCTCGTCCATGTACTCCAATCGGAAGGTGTCCTCGACGATGTTGCCCGCGGTGAACAGGGCTTTGATCGGGACGGCGCCCTCGGAGGGGAAGCGCAGCGCGGGGCTCAGGGAGAACTTGCCGTCCTTGATCGTGAACTCCAGAAGGCTGTAGGCAGCGACGTCGGCGGCCCAGACCCGCAGGTTTTGGCGGCCAACCAAGGCGCCGTCGAAGTAGTAGCGGCGCTGCTCGCACCACTGGGCGGCGTAGCGGAAGGCGTCGGTGTCGATCTGGTCTTCGGTGATCGAATCGCCTGAGCCGTAGCGGGTGGAGAGGAGCAGGTCCCGCAGGATGTCGGGGAACAGGTGGGACGCCCCGAGGGTGTCGTTCTCGGTGAGGCGGCGGACCTTAAGGCCACCGGTGACGTAGGCGGAGAACTGGCTGAAGTTCTGCCACTCCACGGAGGAGCGGGCGTTGATGCCGACGATGGCCAGGTTGTCGTAGGTGGGGACAACGGGGTTTTCGGCGATCTCGTTGACGTAGACGATCTCGTGCTCGGCGTTGCTGCCCGCGCTGCTGACAACTTCTTCGTAGACGAAGGTTTCGGCGAGCTTGCCCCAGGCATCGACGTAGCTGTTCCCGTCGGTGAAGGGCATGCCCATCGAGGTACTGCGCTCGACGCTGGTCAGCTTGAAGGTCTCGATGGAGCGGACGACCTGCTCACCGTTGAAGGTGATGTAGACGCCGTTGCCGTCGTCGACCGTGCGGACCGTGGAGATGCGGCTGTCGAGGATTTCGAGGTTGCCGACCGCAATGTTGTTGCGGATCTCCCAGCCGCTGAGGGGTTCGAAGCGGAATTCCCAGCGCTTGTTCTGCGGCATTTGGATGCGCAGGTAGTTGAAGACGCTTTGCTGGGTGATGCTGCGGACCCCGAAGCACTGGGGGAGCATCGTGAACTCGTTGCTGGTCCCGGACTCGCGGTAGTAGAGGCGGAAGAAGCTGTAGCGCTCCTCCGAGGAGGACATCGAGCCGCTGGCGTACTGCTGGACCTTGAGGACGCTGCCGCTGCTGATGGTGTTGCCTTCCTTGTTGTAACAGGCTTTTCCGTCGGTCTCGTCGTAGGTGAGGGTGTCGCGGAAGTTGCAAAGGCCACTGATGCGAACCCCGAGGCCGGAGCGGATGCCGATCTCGAGGACACGGCAGGCGCGCATTGTCGAGACGTCCCCCAACGCGACGCGGAAAATGTGGCTGCCGTTGGTGGCGGTCTTGCGGGCAGTTCCGGATTTGCCGTCTGCAGTGATTGCCGCGGTGGTGGTGAAGTCGGATTGACCGGCGCGGACCACGGTGAAGGTGGCTTCGATGCTGGTGCCGCCCCCGAGGGGGAGGAAGTCCGCGTCGCTGTTGAAGATGTCGTCGGACGGGTTGCGGGCAGTGCAGATCGCGAGGGCCGATCCGATCCGGTACATGTCACCGACGGTGATCGCGTCGTCCCAGGTGCGCTGGCGGCCGGAGACGGTGGCGGCAACGTCAGCGCATTTCTCGTTGTGGGTTTCGCCGCCAGAGCTGGCTGTGAAGGTGGTGTTGGCGTCGGAGCTGGCGTCGAGGCGGTAGGTGCAGGTGTCGCCAATCGTCGAGACCGAGCCGGAGATCAGGCCGCTGCGGCTGGAGAAGAAGGCGTTCTGCTTTTGGCGCAGGGTGTCGGCCGTGATGTCGAGAACGCAGACGACCTCGGCATCACCGTCGTTGTTCTTCTTTTTGAGCTGGGCTTGGACTTTGGGGCGGACCTGCGGATTGAGGCGCAGCCCGAGGTTGTTGCCGATGGGGCTGTACAGGCCAAATGTCGTTTGGGTGCTGGGTTTGGTGGAGTAGGAGAAGTCGGACTTGTAGTCACCGTTGATCGAGCGCAGCTGGTACACATCCAGAGCGCCGGAGTTGACGGCATTGGCAGGGTCGGCCAGGCCGCTGCGGCCTGCGATGCGGTCGGTCGATTGGATCCGCCCGCCGTTCGGGCGGAAGTAGATCGTGATGCGCGAGCCGGATTGGTTGGCGGCGCTGTTGGCGAGGTCGTAGCTGCCGATGGAGTTGTTGCCGATGGCGAAGCCGTTGGTGTCGATGCTCTCGATCTCGCCCTCGGCCAGCAGGAAGATGGCGCGCAGGAGCTGGCTGCCACCGAGGCTCCAGAGTTGCGACCAGAGCAGGGTCAGATTGACGCGGATGCCGCCGTAGTAGGTGCCGCCGATCAGCTGGCGCCTTGCGTAGACAAGGGGGATCGTGTCCCCGAGCTGGATGATGTCCTGCTGAGCGTCGAAGCCGTAGCGCGGGGCGTAGCGGCGGATGTTGTTGACCGTGTCGCCTTGGACGTTGCGGGAGGCGAGGCGCGGTGGTTCGGCCGGCTTGGGCTTGAAGAAGCTGGCGGCGATGGTCAGGCCAATGGAGATCAGCGTGGCCACGATGGAGATCGTGATCAGCGTCTCCAGGCCGGCCTCGACCTCGGGGGCGGGTTGCTCCAGCGCGTTGGCCCGGACCTCCGCCATGAAGTAGCGGTACTCGTCCTCGGTGAGGCCGAGCAGTTGGGCCAGGTACCTGTCTGAGGGAAGGAGCGGTGGACCTTCAGGCATCACTTGAACCTCCTGTAGCTCAGGGGCTTGAGTGCCGAGAGCGGCACCCAGCTGACCCCGCGTCGGTGGTGGGTGATCAGCAGGCCGTCCTCGACCACGACGCCGACACCCAGGCCGGCGGGACCGTTTTTGATCAGGGTGACGGCGTAGGGCTCGGGGCCGGGCAGGGGTTCGGTGAGGTCAGACCAGATCGTTTGCAATTCGTCCCAGCGGCTGGTGCGGGCGAGTTCGAACCAGTGCAGGTTGGGTTCGGGATGGGGGCGGCCAGCCTCGGTGAGGACGGAAAAAGCGACGAGCAGACAGTCCGCTGCTTCTCCTCGGTGGGGGTCAGCGGCGAGGGCGTGGGGGAGGCCGATGAACCTTCTCCAGGTGGGGATGGCGGCTGTCTGGTTCATGAAACGGTGATATTGCCCGTGCCGGGAACGGCCCCGACCAGTCGGGTGTGGAGGTAGCGACGGGGGACGGTCCCTTTCACCGCGTCTAAGGGAGAGGTCAGGCGGACGTTGATCTTTTGAAGGTCGTGATCAAGGCGCGTGACTGACCACATTTCTGTCGAAATCAGTGCGGTCTCTTGAAATGTATCGCTGTCGAGCAGCACGGTTTTGATCTCCAGCAACCACTTGGATTCGACGGCCTCGGTGAGGAGTTGCATCGAGAGTTGGGTGCAGGGGGTGACGAGGGCGGACTCGGGGCGGTCGCCACCACGGCTGCTGGTCATGCCGCTCAGGGCGAAGGGCACGAAGGTGTACGCGACGTTGTTGTAGGTGCGGGTTTCTTGGATGTGGAAGTTGGCAAAGGCGTAGCTGGTGTAGGCCCCGGCTTTGGTCTTGAAGCGGATGTAATTGGCGAGGGCGAGGTTGGCCATCAGACTCCGAGGCGGCTACGGACTTTTGTGCTGTTCTGGATGCCGTTGTAAGCAAGGGCGCGGCCACGCTCGGCGGCTTGGTTGAGGCCGCTGCGGAATTGGTCGGTGGTGACGTACTCGACGTTGTTGATGACGCTGGCCTCGTAGCGGATGTCGATGGGGCTGGGGTTGGAGACGGCGCGTTGGGCGCGCTCGGTCTCGGTGCGGCGCTCCATGGCCGCTTGGCTGTAGGAGATGGCGGAGCGGTTCTGAGAGAAGGGATCGGACCCACCGGCTGAGGCGCCACCCATGGCACCGCGGTTCGCGGAGAACAGGTCCTGGTTGGAAGTGATCGTGCCGTTCCCGGTGGGGGAGAAGAGCTCGGGGCCTTTCTCGCCCACGATGTAGGGGCGGTTGGCGGAGACCGGGCCGCCGGAGGCACGGAAGAATCCGGTGAAGCCACCGGCGATGCCGCCGATGCCACCGAAGACCCCGGCCAGGCCCATCAGGGTGTTGTAAGTGCCGCCCTTCTGCATCATTCCGACACCGCCGGCGATGGCACCAGCCCCGGCAGCAATGCCGGCCAGGCCGCCGATGACGTTGGTGAGGTTGGCCATGCCTTGGCCAGCACCCTTGGCGCTCTCGGCTGCTTTCTTGTTGGCGTCGGCCTGTTGGTTGGTGGCTTCGGCGGCTTGTTGGGCGGATTGAGCTGCGGCGTCGTTGGCTGCGGCCTCGGGGTTGGTGCCTTCGGCAGGGGTGCCGGGTTTGTAGGGCTCGACGGGGATGGGCACGGCGCCACCAGCAGCGCCTGCGCCGCCAAGTGCAGCAGCAACGCTGTTCAACGCAGCGGTGTTGGCCGTCAGTGCTGCGTTGTTTTCGGCTTGGAGGGCCTGGGTGGGGTCCTCGATGCCGAAGAAGTCCTTGAAGTTCTGAGCCAGTAGGTCTTCGAGGGGCTTGAAAGCGGCGTCGAGCGCCATGTTCAAGAACTTGTCGGTGATGCCTTCGAGCATCGTGACCATCGCTTCTTGGATGTCGCCCCCGGTCAGGACGGTCTTGGCGAAGCCCTTGAAGCCATCGGTGATCGTGCGAGCGCTCTCGCGGATTAGGGCCATGGCCTTCTGGAAGTCGGTGACTTCTTTGTCGATGGCGGCGAGTTCTCCGGCAGCAGCGCGGGTGGCTGCGGCGAAGTTGCGCAGTTCTTCCTGCGCTTGGGCGCTGTTTTTGCCGTACTTCTCTTCGAGCTCGATGCGCTTTTGGGCGATCAGGGCTTCGGCCTCGGCATTGCGGCGGAGTACGGGGTTGTCGCTAGCGAAGGCTTCGCCCATTGCGGCTGTGCCTTGGACGCGGGCGCGTTGGAGATCGAAGCCCACCTTTTGGGTGGCGGCGCGGAGGTCTTCGACGGCCTGTTGCTGGCGCGTGAGCTCCAGGACCTGCTGGCGGAGCTTGCGCTCGGCTTCGAGCTGCTTGAGGTAGTCGGCCTGTTTGGCTTTGAGGGCGTCCTTGAGCTTGGTGAGTTCGGCCTCGGAGAGCTTGCCGGCTTTGCGCTGCTCTTCAGCCTTGGTGAGGATCTCCTGGATCTCGCGCTCTTGGATCTTGCGCTTGGTGATCTCGTCGACGGAGAGCTTGAGGGCCTCAGGGTCGTAAGCCTGGCCTGAGGCGGCGGCTAGGGCTGCGAGGGCGGTCTGGGCTTCGACGAGCTGATCCTTGTACTGCTCGACGTTGATCTTGGGGAAGGCCGCCTTGGCGATTTCCTCGAAGGCAGCAGCAGTCTTGGCGTTGGTGAGGGCCTCTTGGAGTGCGCGGAGGCGCTCCATGGCGGAGGACAGGGAGCGGACCGCGGAGGCGTACTTCTCCACGGCAGGCGCAGCGACGTCCGCGAAGGACGGAGCTTGTGGTGCTGCCACGGCAATGCCGGGGCCTTTGTAGGCCGAGCCCGGGTCAGCCAGGTGCATGACCTTGTAGCTCTGGCCCTTGGGCCCAGCGATGGTGGCGTAGTTGCCGCCGAGTCCGTTGGGGTCGCGGGTGAAGTTCTGCAGGGTGTAGCCCTGGGCCAGGTTCAGCGGGGTGCCGGCGGGTCCTGCGAGGTCGTAGCCCTGATGCGTGCGGCCACCGCGACGTGGGCTGCCGGGTCTATCGGTCAGCGTGAGTTGGCGATTGACGTCAGGGGCAAAGATGGCGCGGGCTTCGGCCTCGGAGGCGGCGCCTGCGACGTGGAAGTGGGGACCGCTGGAGCTGGTTCCGGTGTTGCCCTGAGTCAGGCCCGTTGCACCACCGACGGGGCTCTGGCCAGCCAGCTGACGGCGGTAGTCCGAGACGTTCTTCTCGTAGTCGCCGGCGCGCTTGCGGATCTCGGCGATCTTTTTCTCGTTCTCGAGGCGGTAGTCCGAGATCTGGCGCTCCAGGTTGGCGGCCTCGATCACCAGCTGTTTCTTGCCGGACTCGATGTCCAGCTCGCCTCGCTCGCGGATGGACAGGTAGTTGTTCAGGGCGTCGAGCGCTGCTGCGGAGGCGCCTTCCTCGCCCTCGATGAGCTTCTTGTTGGCCTGCTCCATCTGGAAGATGCGGAGCTCGCCGGCAGCGCGGAAGATGTCGACTTCCTTTTGGGCGCGTTGCTGACGCAGCTGGAAGAGCTGGTCGTCCTGCTGCTTGCGTAGGTCCCCGATCTCTTTTTCGAGGTTGACCCGTTTGTCTGCTTCGAGGCGGATGTTCTCGGAGATCCGCTGCTTGTCGCGCTCGCGGTCGACAGCGCTGAGTTGGCCCTTGATCTTCTGCTCTTCGGCCTGGAGGCCCTGGAGCATTTGGCGGGAGCGCTCTTCGAAGCGCCCGACCTCGGAGCCGGAGAGCGCATCCCAGAACTCGCGCCAGCTTTGGATGCCAGGCTTGAGCTCGTAGCGGATCTGGTTGATCTTTTCGCGGACTTTTTCGAGGGCGTCTAGGTTCTTGCCGTACTCGGCATCGACGAGGGCTTGCTCGAAGTCGCGGGCTGATTTGGTGGCGCTGTCAGCGGCGTCACCGACGTCTTTGTACTTGGTTTGCAGGCGGCGAAGTGCTTCGGCGGCGCGCTCGGAGCGGGTGGCTTCTTCTTGAGCGCGTTGGAAGCGGCCGAAGAGGTCGACCAGGACCGTGATGGCGACTTGGACCGCCAGCAGGATCAGGTTGAACTTGATGAAGCTCAGGATTGCGTTGCCGGCGGCGCGGGCTGCTGCGGTCGTGGCTCCGCCGAACTTGGTGACAGAGATCCCAGCCTTGTCTGCGGCGGCACCGGCTGTGGTGAGCGAGGTCGCAAGGCCGAGGAGTTGTTGTTTGAGAGCTTCGGCTGCTGGGTAGGTGGCGGTGAGCGTGGCGGCGAAGGCAGCGACCACGGCTCCCAGACGGGTGAACGCAGCACCGACGGCGATAACCAGGCCCCCGAGCAGAGCGGCGATCCGGGCGACGAGGCCCTGGATGAAGGTGACAATCGGCGTCCAGGCGGCGATCAACGCGCCGGCTGCGAAGCCGAGCTTGACCACGGACATCACGCCGATCTTTTCAAGCAGCTGGAATTGCGCCGAGATCTGGCTGAGGTACTGGACGAAGGGAACCTGCAGCAGTTGGCCGTAGGCCCGGAGGACTTGCCCCAGAACTGCGGAGAACGCGGTGACGGCCTCGCTGAGGTTGGAGAAGATCTGGACGAGGGCTTTGAAGTTCTCGATTTGGATCGAGAGGAAGCCCTGAGCCAGGCGGGCCAGGCCAGCGCCCACCAAGCCGATGGACTTGGCGATCTCTTCGAACAGATTGCGCAGCGGCGCGATGACCGTGTTGGCGCTGGCCTGGAGAGAGGCGAAGGCTTTTTTGACGCTCTCGGTGAGCTGGGCGGCAAACCCTTCGGCACCGGCGCCTATTTGTCCAAATAGGGCCGAGCCACCGCTGATGGCGCTGAGGTTGGTGCTCAGCAGGGAGCCCAGCCCGCGGCCAAGGCCCTCGCTGATGGCGAAGACCTCTTCGCGGATCTTGAAGAGGAAGTCGAAGACTTTGGTTAGGCCCCCCAGCATGGGGTCGAGTAGACCGGCCCCGAAGCGTTGGCTGATCAGTTCGCCAAGGTCACGGATGTTGGAGACAACGCCTGCAAAGCCCTGGGCGGCGATTCGCTGGCCGGCCACTGAGGCGGCGAGGCGCTCCTCGAGGAATTTGATGACACCGCCGGCTTGGGTCTTGGCTTTGGCGACGTCCTCGTTGGTGATGCCGAGTGCCTTGGCTAGGTAGGAATCGGTGGTGATGTCACCCCGGAGGATCGAGCCGATCTCTTGGCGTGCCTGGTACAGGGGGATGCCAAAGGTGCCGAGGGCGGCGGCGAAGTTGATGGCCAGGTCTTCGGCGTCCTTCAGGCCCCCACCGATTTGACCGATCTGGGAGGCCACCATCCCGAATACCTCGATCACCTCGTTGGAAGTGACACCTGCCAGGGCGATGGAGCGCTCTCGGATGCTGTCGATGCGCTTGGCGACCTCGCCGGTCAGGGCAACGATCTTTTGGTACGGGTCGGTGATCTCCGTGCCGTTGCGGAAGACCTTGTTGGTGGAGGCGAGGGTGGTCTGGGTCTTGAGGATCGTCTCGCGGAGCTTGATCTCGCGGCCGATGGTCTCGTTGAAGAAGCCACCGAAGGCTGCTTGGACAAGGCCGACCGCTTCCTTGACGGCGAAGAGGGCGAAGCCGGCCTTGGCCAGGTTGTTGATCAGGCGACCGGCAGCACCGCCGGCGGCCTCGAACGAGTTGGAGAGGATGGCGCCGGCTTTGGCGTTCTCGCGTAGAGCAGCGGCGGACTCGGGGGCGGAGCGGGCCAGGCTGGCGGCGCCTTTGGCGAGACCCTCGACCTCGCGGACGCGCTCGCCGATGCCGGGGATGTTTTTGCTGAAGCGGTAGAAGGTCTGGATGTTGTTGCCAGCTTCTTTGACACTTGCGTTGATGTCTTTGAAGCGTTTGTTGATGTCCTGGAAGCTGGAGACATCAACCTTGATATTGCGGTTCTTGGTGGCTTCGGCCGCTGTCTTGTCTACGGCACGCAGTTTGCGCTCCGCGTCCTGCGTTTCCGCTGTGACCCGCAGGCGAAAATCTGCCACCAACCAGCGCTATTCGTTATCCGTATGCTACGGCCGGCTCTCGGAGGGGGTGATGAGGGCGACGAAGACGTGCATTGGGATTTGGCGGTTGCGGAGCAGCTCGCTGAGGATGAATTTGGTTGGCTGATCGGGGCCGTCGGCCTCTTGGTTGGACGGCCTCCAGTTGGGGAAGGGAAGGAAGTCCTCGGGCTTCGATTTGGGTGCGGCGCGCTTGGAGCCGGAGAAGCCGTGAGCAACCTGCAGCACGAGGTTGGTCAGACGCGCTGAGGTGATCGCGTTGATGTTCGCCTGGGCTTTTTCTTGATCATCGAGCTCGCGCAAGACCCAGCGCACCGTGCTCACCGGTGTGCGCAGGAATCGCTCCGCAGGGAAGTCTGCTCCGAGGGCGGAAGTACGGAGGCGCACGTAGATCGCATCCCAGTTGGTGATCGGGGAGCGGAGGTGCGCCTCGGCCTCGGCTAGGACTTCTTCCGGGGAGGGCTGAACTCGGGTTCGGCCTCCGAATCGTTTCCCGCGTCAGGCTCCGGCCAGCCATCGCGCTCCCACAGGATCAGGGAGAACACGTCCTCCATGACTTTGGTTGGCATGGCTTCGGTGTCGTCCTCGCTCCAATCGGGGAGCTTGGACCAGTCGTCGGCGCCGGGGAGCTTGGCTTCTCCGCGGTAGCGCATGAACAGGGTCACGAAGGCGACCTGCTGGGCGACAGCTCCGATGGTGTCTTTCTGGAGCTCCTCGAGGTCGCTGGCGTAGTCGTAGAGGATGTCTTGATTGGCTTCTTCGCCGGCCTGGCTGAGGAGGTCTACGGCTTCTTTGGTGCTAATTCCTTTGTCTTTTGCGATGCGTTGTGCGAGTTTGATCGAACGGAAGGTTGATTTGGACTGCTTCCGTGAGATTTCCTCGATACCCTTTGCTTCGCCAGGCACAAGATCGTTGTAGATCGGGAAACGGAAGGGGCCGATCTCGTGATACTTGTCTGGTGCGAAAAGAAGGCT